CGGCCGGCGTAGGTCTACGGCGTGCCCGTAGCCATCGGCTTGCCGCATATGCCATGAGCCTCGAGGCCGCCACGTGTACGGAAACGCTAGGCCGGTGCGCAGAACGCGGTCAGGGTCAGCCGCCAGATTGCCACGCCCGGCTAGGTGGGCATCTCGCAAAGCTCGCTGTTTGGAGTATTCGCGCACAGCTCGGTACGTGCCGTACCGTTTCAGCTTTGGTTCAGACAGCAGCCCACGAATACGAAATTCAAGAATTGGGTGAACGCCTGCCAGGTTTGCGTCTAGGCCCATTAGTCGAGCAGGTCGTCATCTGTTGCTGGCTGCGGGATCCGAACGAGCGCGCCATCTCTTGCACCAATAGGCCCGGCCGTCGCCGCGATGACTTTGAGAAAGCTAACGAGCGACGCCATGCCGCCAGCTGCGAGCATCTCAAACAGGCCGGCGTTCATAACGTCTACGCCGTTAGCGGACACCAGCGCGACGACGGTAGCGGCACCGGTTGAGAGGCTGCGTTCGGCTGCGTCAATCCAAAACGTGTATGAACGGAACATGGCACGAGCTTAGTCGTCGGTCGGGTTGTCAAGAGCGACCGCCAACATGTGCGCCAGCAGCGACGCCGACGCGATCCAAACGGCGTAGCGAAACGTGCTCGAGCCGGGCGCAAGCGTTATCAGCACCAGGCCGATACCGCCCAGCGTGAAACCTAGGGCTAATAGTTCTTTCATGTATTTCATCGGCTGGTGCTCCGTGATCGTGGGCCGCGTGCTGACGGCCCGGTTGCTCCAGTCGTTTGGGTAGGGGCTGATGGTCGGGGAAGAGCGAGAACGCTGCCGGCGGCAGTGACAACAACGACTAGCTGGCGTTCTGCTTGTGTAATTGTTGAGTCGGTGCGGGTGTAGTCGGCTAAAGCCGGCGAAAACATGTCGTCAGCGGCGGCGGCCTCAAATACTTGTTTGGCTTCGTCGGGTGCGTCGGTGATTGCTGCGGCAACGGCGGCAAGCTGTTCGTCTGGCAGGTTGTCGAATGTTTCTTGTTCAACCATTTCGCGCACGTCGTCGGCTTGAATGTCGGCGGGTTCGGCAGCGATAACAGTAACGACGGCAGCGGCGAGCGTTTCGTCAAGTATTGCTGCGGCGATTGTGCGGGCCTCTGTGAGCCTCGGCGGTTCTGTGGTGGTTGGTGGGGCTTGGGTGGTCGTGGGCGGCGTTGTGGTCGTTGTGGGCGGCGCTGTGGTCGTTGTGGTTGTTGTTGTGGTTGTGGTCGTCGTGGTTGAGTTGGTCGTGCTGGTTGTGGTCGGCGGCAAAGTCACGGGCGGCAGCGTGGTGGCCGGCACTGTCGTGGTCGTTGTGGTCGGTGCGGCTGTTGTGGTTGTGGTTGGTGCTGCTGTGGTTGTGCTTGTGGTCGGTGGGGCCGTCGTAGTCGTGGTGGTGGTCGTTGTAGTGGTAGATGGTGGGGCCTCGGTTGTCGTCGTCGTCGTAGTTGGTGGCGCTGTTGTCGTTGTTGTCGTCGTTGGTGCGGCTGTTGTGGTCGTGCTTGTGGTCGTGCTCGAGGTGGTCGTGCTAGTCGTGCTAGTCGTCGTTGTGCTGGTCGTTGTCGTTGTTGTGGGCGGCTGGTAACCGTCAGGAGACCACGCCACAATCATGGAACCGGTCGGAACGTCAAACTCACCAGACTCGCGCTGATACGTCGTGAACCTCAGCACGTAATCGCCGGCGGCAGGCGTCAGGCTTAGCTTTGCGCTAAAGCAGTCGCCGATTTCGTTGTTGTTGCCGTCATCGTCCGACGTCACAGTTGCGCCGTCAGCGTCAAACAGGATCAGCCACGGGTCTACGTGCTGCGTGAAGTCGAAACCGTCGCAATCACGGCCAGACGATGCCGTAACGTGGAACAGCGTGTCGCCGTCAAGCGTGACCGAGTAATCAACGAACGGCGTTTCGGCCGACACGGCAACAGCAGCGGGCACGCTCAGCGCCGGCGTCGGCGCAAAAAACGCCACTAGGTACGTCGCAGCTAACAGGGTGCGACTGGTGCGGCGTGCCAGCAGGGCGGCGCGCATCGCTGCGCTTACAATTCGTCGTCAGTTTTTGGCCGGCCGACAGCTCGAGCGATCCACGCGTCGTAGTCCTCGCGTGTCATTGGCACGATTTTGTCGCCGACCTGGCGCGTGGCGCTGTCAAACGGTGTCAGCGCTTCCAGTTCTTCACGGGTCCATTCAGCCATTGACAATTCCATACACTCGAAACTCGCCGCCGGTCCAGGTTCCGACAGTGCATTCAAAAGTAACAGACGTGAACGACTGGCCTTGGCTGTAGTAGCCGTTCACGTCAATGCCTCGAATACTGCCGCCTTTTTGCGACCATGACGTGGGCGCAGACACATTCGGGCGGTACAGGGTCACGTCGAGGTGAGCTGCGCCGGCTGTAGCGTTGTCGTACGCAATTGGCATCGGCGAAGCGTTTGAAAAGTTTGAGCTACTGGAGCCGCTCACGTTGTATTGAAATCTTGTGATGTTGCCGTAGTAGCCAGTCGTATGACTGCCGCCGTTGCCGAGCTCCATTTCAATATCGTTGCCACTGCCGGTTGTGTCGAGTGCGTGCCCGATAATCCGGTAGTTGTCAAATGTTGACGAAAACGCGCTCGTGATTGTGACGCTTGATGGCGTGCCGCTGATCGTTTCTGTTTTGACGTGAAACAGACCGATCTCGTTGAGTTCGGATGCGTTGAGAATGTTTCCGCCAGTAAAGGGGTAGGACATACTGTTCTTTTCTATCCGAGCCGGTTAACGCCGATAATACCCAAGCCGGCGCTGTCGAGGGTAAAGGTGCCGTAATCAATAGACGGGCGCAGCGTCAGCGTGACGGTCGTGTCTGCCGGCGTTGCTTTGATTGTGCGCCCAACAATCAACGAACGGCTGGTTTTGGTCGAACCTGACCCGGTCGGCTGGTACTGCACTCGAGCGCCTGCCCAAATACCGAGCTTCGGGTTTAGCAAGTCAGCCCATTCGTCGAAATCGGCGTCGGCTGCATGTTGTTCAACCATGCTCGCCGTAATTTGCAGACGTTCCGCAACGAACCGGGAATACTCAAACCGTTTCACCCAATTTTGAGCATCCTCAAGAGCGTTCGCGTCAGTTGACGCGCCTGACTGGTAGATCCGCACTCTTGGCCCGTAAAGCGCTCGAGTCGCGCCCGTGGCTGTTTGGGTCGCTGTTTGACCAACGCGCGTAATCTGTGCAGCGTTGGTGAGCTGGTCAACGTTGAATGCGCGCTCAAGGTTGCGAAACGGCAACTCGCCAGCGCTCACGCTTTCGTCGAACAGAAAAGATTTGACGTCTCGTTTTTGGGCGTTTTCAAGGATAAAAAGTTCGGCGTGTCCAGTCGTCACGTTTAGCGCGCCGGGCCATAACGCTGTGAGGCCGGCGGTCGCTACAGCGTTCGCCATGTAATCGCCGACCGGGCCAGATTCGGCAATATTAGGATCAAGCACTACGGGACGGCCTGCGTAGGTACCTACGCCGCCGACGATGGGAGACAGGCCCGTCACGTCAAGCACGCCGTCAGCCTCGGCTGTTTCGCCCCAGCGTGGCATGATCGTATTATTTTCGGGCGCTGACGGGTCAAGCAGCACACGCGTAGCCAGATAGGCGTTGGTATAAGTCGTTGACGCCGGCCAAGTAGCGTTGATTACTTGACGGCCGGCTGTTTGCACTACGTCAATCGCAGCCATCATTACCGTGGACGTCACGCCGTCGTCGTCAAGGTCGAAATCGTCAATGATGCCGCCGAACACTTGAACGGTTTCGGTGCCGGCGTCGGCTGTAATCGTTGCCCGAATGACTAGAGCTCGTTGGAACCAGTCAGTACTGGAGAACGTGCCGCCGCCGCCGGGCGTTAGTGCGCCGTCGTTGTTGTTAAACGTGACCGCTGCGCTCGAGGTGCCGACAATGCCGAGGTCGGTGAACTGGTCAACAGTCAGGCCGGTCGTGCGGCTTGTGAGGTCCGTAAACGTCCAACTGGTGCCGTTGTCGTAGTAGCCAATCCCGATTTGCCAAGTGGTAACGATCGCCACGTCAGAACCTGCGGGTGCCGCTTTGCACGGGCAGCGTGCCCCGGCGGCGCTGGTAAGACTGCAAAGCCCGAACCACGTCGTCGCCGTCACTCCCTGCTGGCATCGTAATGTTTACAGTCATACCGCCGCCGCTCATTTCGCCCATACGTGACAGCGGGATAACGGCCTCGGGTTCGTTGCCTTCGCCGATCAGCGCCAGCGTCGGGCCGGTCACTATGCCACCGTCGGCCAAGCCAGGTATAGACGGAAACGCCGGAATCTTTGGGAACCTAAACGATTTGCCGCCGATCTCAGGCAGCCAGCCGGGCACGTCAAAACCAAACCCGCCAATGGTTGCGTTCCAAAGCGCCCGCACACCCTCGAACACCATTTTTGCGCCGAACAGCATCGGCTGAAACATGAGCAGCAGAATGTCGCCCAGGTTGTCTTTTACCAGATTGAACACTTCGGGCAGGCGTTTGATTACTGACGCCACAGCTTCGACCGAGTTACGGAACGCGTCAACGTTTTCCATTGCCCAAACAAAGCCGGCAACAAGCACAGCAATAGCGGCAGCGACAAGGATTATTGGAGAGATTGACGCCAGCAACGCGACAGCGATGCCGCCTAGGACGACAAGCAGCGCAGCGAACAGCGGCGCGTTTTTTGACATCATTTGGCCGAGGTTACCAAACCGCTCTTTTAAGTAATCGACTGCGCCAGCTAGGCCGCCTTTGTCAATCGCTTCCAGTAAGCCTTCAAGAAACTCAATAACTTTTTCGATTGCTGGCATGAGTTTCACGGCGAGCCGGTTGCGTAGCATTGCGAATCGTTCGCCCAGCGTGAGCACTGCGTCGGCTTGTTCGTCAACGAGGCCGGTGCCGTCGCCTAGTAGCCCGTTGAAGTCGCCTAGGTCGAAAGCGCCGGCACGAATAGCGGCCGACAGGCGTTGTGCGCCTTCTGCGCCGAACGCCTCGGTTGCTATCTTTAAGGCGTCTACGTCGCTGGTAGCTGTTTCGATTTGTGAAACGATCGCCTCGAGCGCTGCGCGTGGGTCGCCTCCTAAGTCGGCGATTTCGCGGCTAAACCGGTTTAGGCCTGGCGAGATCCGGGTCACGTCGATACCGGCCTGCTCGAGTCCGCCCATAAGCGCGACGGTTTCCTCGAGACTAAATCCCATGTTGGCGAACACAGGCCCGAACTTTTCGACTGAACTAAGCAGTTCGGCCATAGGGCGGCCGGTTGCTTGCGCAACGCGCAAGAAATCGCCTAGCGCCTCGTTGGCGTCGTTTTCGCCGAACAGCGTTAGAGCCGAGTCAGCGATTGTGATGGCTTCGCCGACTTCGACGCCAGCAACACGGGCAAAGTCTAGGAACAGTTCCGTGGTGGCTTCGAGCTTTGCGCCAGTGTGCCCGAAATTGGTGCTGACGTCGGCAAGCGCCTGTGACACTACGTCAAACGATCCGGGTACTTGGGTGGCAACGTTGCGGGCCGAGTCGATAAGGCCGTCAAGAGCTGCGCCTGATGCGCCTGTGCCAGCCACGATGTTGGCTTCCATCGTCTGAATGTCGCGCCCGATATCGATCGCCATTTTTGCGCCGGCGATCGCTACGCCAGCAAACGCCAAACCGGCAGCACGCGAAAACGTTTTTAGTTTGCTTTCGGCTTTGCCGAGGGCGTTGCGAAACTTTTTGGAGTCGCCCAGAATCGCGACCGAGATAACGCTCGTGGGGGCTGCCATGCTTGCAAGCCTAGAACACGCGCCGGATTAGGCGGCGCACTTCTGCGTTGTAAGCGTCAATGACTTCCTGGCGTCGGTCGTCTAACGCTTCGTAAAGGAACGGCTGCGGTTTGATGCCTCGAGCTGACCAACCGAAATGAATAGGCGGGCCATACGGGACAGCAGTAGCGCCGCTTTTCCTGTTGTTGCCGGCTTTGACTCGAGCAGCGGTTTGAGTTCCTGACGCTCTAATGGAACGCTGCAAACGGCCAGACCGAACCGGCACCAGCGTTTTGGCTGTGCCGGCCACGTCATCGGCTAGACCACGATGCAAATCTTTTAGATCGCTGATGCCGTCGTCGGCGTCGCGAAACGCTCGCCGTAGCTTTGCGCCTCCCTCAATCTGAATTGCGGCCTGCATTAGCGCCTCCTGGCGGCTTTCTCACGCTCTCGGGCTTGTTCTTTCAGGATTGCCCGAAACGCTCTCAGAATCCTCGGAGAAGCGGCCTCAAGCTCGCTGACGGGTTGCCCTGTCGCTAGGGCTAACTCTGCAAGCTGGTAGGCGGCTCCCCTTCGGCTAAAGGGGCATCATCCTGCTCAAAATCCATATCTTCAAGCGTTTGCGAAAACTTGGCCCACGTGGGAACAGTCAAGCCGGCGGCGCGTCTCGATTCCCACGCCAGCCACGTGAGGTGCTCAAGTTTCATTTTCTGAAGTGCTTCGATACCGCTGTCAAGCTTAAAAAACAATTCCATGCGTAGAACAGTGCCCATGCTGGGTTTGCTCACGACGGGTTCGCTTTCGCCTTCCAGCCTTGTCGAAATCGACAGGTCAAGCGACATTAGGTTTACTTTCTATTAGCTAGTCAAAACGGTGACTGCGCCGGACAGCGGCCAGGTAACGCTGATGGTTGCAAGGTCGGCTACAGCACCGTCAAGCACGGGAACCTCGGTAACGAGGGCGCTGGCGCTGTGCTTCGGGTTTGTTGCCGAAACGCTGGCCGAGGTCGGCGTGACAGTGACAACAGCGAGAGTGCCCAGCAGGCCGTATAGGGTGATATAGGTCTCTGTAGCGGCGAAATCTTGCAGGAACTCGATTGAGACGCTGCCGTCCTTTAGCCCAGCGATCCGGGTGACGTTTCCGCTTCCCATCGTGGTGGTGTCCAGCTCGGCGGCTGTTTCAGTCCAGGAGACGCTGACTACGTGGTCGGTTAGATCCACGCCGCCTACGGTGACCTGGTTGTCATTAGAAAGAAAAACGGCCATGTGCTAGGCCTCCTTTTCGGTGTCGGCCTTGCGGCTGTTTTTCGGTTTCGCTTCGGCCAAATGGCCAGCGGCGAGTAGTGCGGGCACGTTTGCGCCCGGCTCGAGATCGTCGGCGGTCACAATGTCGCCGTGCTCAAAGCCGGCGAGCCTGTGAGATGCGACGGTGTAGCTGGTCATCTGGCGTAGGCCTCCACGCTGAAACGGGCACCAATAAACTCGGTGTCAGCAAAGGCTATCACGCCGTAATCGACTGCTTGGCGAACCTGGCACGTGGTCGCTGCGCCGCCCAGCGTCGGGTCTGCCTCGATCGCTGCCGGCACGCTGCCGCTGCCGCTAATCAGGTCATCTAGCGTATCTTGCGAAAACTCGGCGGCCATAGATTGAACGGCACAAACGATGTCAAAGTTAAAAACGGTGAGGCTGCCGCCGCTGCCGATCATGCTGTCGTGGTACGTGGCGACAGGCCGGCCAGGAACGACCACAGCAGCCGGCGCGACAATCCGGTTTGGTACTGTGGCGTGCACAGTCAGAAACGTGGAAACGGTGCTGAGGCGGGTTGCGAG